CGCCGGGGAAGCGTAGTTTGTTATCACCTGTGAGTGTGTTATTGATCCACGCCGCCAGCTTAGGATTAGCCGACAACATGTACCGATACAACTCGCACTCACACACCTTCATCAACGGGGAAGCAAACGAAGACTCAAAGGCCGTGTAATCGGTGACTAAATACCGACATCCCGCAGACCGCAATGAATCGACGTACAAATGCCTCTGGTTCACAGGGACATGCTTGATGAAGAATGGGTTTCCGTCGTCTTGTTTCATCTCGTACACCTCCTTTTCTATCGAGCGCATAGCTGGGCCCATATGTACCTTCGCCCAGTCCGATCTAGACATGATTCCGCGAGCTGGCTTAATTACATCACCAATAGGATATGACTCCGTCTTGATGAAGCACTTAACCGTAGAGGACTGTTTCCTAGTGGGGAGATGACCATGCAACTCTTCCCACACATTCCTCAACTCCGTTTTGCGCTCTTCAGGGTACGAGACCTCTTCGATCCATTCGTCGAAGCTTAGTATGTCGGCTAATTTCAGGGGCCTCAAATGCTGGGCCAGGAATCCTTTAACGAATTCGGCAAATTCCTGTAGAACAGCCCCATCTATATCCGGCAACTTGACCGCCACCCGTTGTGTAATTGCCTCGAGCACGGTCGCTTCGTCGTTTGAATCCCGAACACATGGTACAATCCCATCCACGTAACCAAATGGGAGTCGCCTGAACATCTTCCTACGAGGCTTCAGAACATTGGTGCGGGGTCTTACCGACACTTTTTCCCATACGGGTTTGGGTGCCGGGGCGGGGACCTCGCCTAGGCGAGACCCCCACGCGTAAACCTTAACTTTAGCGGGAAAGAGGGCAGTCTTTAAGACTGCCCCCCATCCCCGAACACGTCCCCGCCGCCTCGTGTTCGGAACCGAAAAACCTCACGATTGTCCACCACTAACTGTGCAAGTTCGTAGGTGGAGCTCAAAATCTCGTGAACCTTATCGGCCCCTATCCGAAGTGGCGTGGCAGCCCGACGCAAAGCTAACACACCTCTGTTTTTGACCTCCTCCGCATCGTAGGAACACTCAGCGAGCACGCTCGATAACAGAGCCGGGCAGTACACATACACCCTGGACGCGGCCTGCCCGCGTCTCAGTCGCCTACGGCACCGCCGCAATACCAAGTAGATGAGCCACGCGAAATGCCAACCCCACAAGGTTTGACCCGAGTAGAATAGGCTCCCCGCATGCCACAAGAACATGGCGAACGACAATGCCGCAAGCAGGCACCTAGGTACCCAGGGGGGGCACTTAGATGCCGCAATGCGCACCACCCCAGGGAGAAAGTCCGAAAACCAATGCACCATTGCCCAGACAAAGTAAAGGCAATAGAACAATTGGGAGACCGCCCCGGGGTTATCCCGCGCCACTTTTAAGCATACCAGAGCCGAGTAGAACAGGAAATGCCCAGCATACCCGAACAACCCGTATAGTAGCACCAGGCTAAGATCGACGTGAATCTGCTTAGCCCGCATGGCGAGTGCTGTGAGCCACCCCTCGACGCTGGGCCACACCACACTGCGGTAGAACAAATTAGTACTGGTGCCGCATCTCCCTGCCACCCTCCTAGCCGAACCAGGGCACCTACGCGAAAGCACAGTAAGCACCCAAAAGAAGTCGACCAAGCGAGTAAAGAAAGACACGGCATACAACAAATACCGTATGAACCACCACAACGTAGCATGCCCCATCACCGAAGGGACGATGGCAAGCGAAGCCAAGCGGACCGACGTAGGATCCCGCTTGACTTGGTGAAATGTGACGCTCCTCGGATCTATCTGGGTCTGAGTGATCTCAAC